CCCATATTTTGAAACTTGTCTTTCAAGTCAATTTGACGTGCAACTGTAACACCGTCCTTGGTTACCAGCGGTCCACCATAGCTACGTTCAAACGCAACGTTGCGACCTTTGGGACCCAATGTGCTTTTTACAGCATTTGCGAGAATATCAATACCCTCGAATAGTTTCTTGCGGCTGTCATTGCCGAAAATTACTTCTTTAGCCATGTGTTATACTCCTACCATTAGTTAAAAACTGCGAAGATTTCATCTTCTTTTAACACCAAAAGGTCTTCGCCTTGGTGTTTAATTTGAGTACCTGCATGTTTGCCAAACAGTACTCTATCTTCCACTTTAACTTCCAGTGGGATGTAATCGCCGTTGCGGTTCTTTTTACCCTTGCCAACTGCTAGCACAATACCCTGATCAGGTTTTTCTGCAACAGTGTCTGGGATAACGAGACCACCTTTGGTGACAGTATCACTGTCCACCCGTTTGACTACGACCCTATCATTAAGCGGTCTTAGCTCTGTCATCGTATTCTCCTATGATTAATATCAAGCACCAAGCATTGCCTGGCCTCTAATAAAACTATAATCGGCAAATGGCTGTATATCAAGTTTTATCAGTAAATTTGTGCAGATACTGTTATCCACGGGTATCCAAGTGCGCGTCTTCCATACCTTGAATACGCAAGCGTACAATGTTGCTTATTTGAAACTGTTTGACATCAAGGCCTTTTATCAAAGCCAAATACTTGTTACGTACCAATGCAACTTCGTTTATTAATATACACATGGATACAACACCGTCTTCACCATCTATGTATTTTTCAATACTGCGGTCGGACAACTCTCGCTGATATCGTTCAAGATATTTACGATAATGATCCGACCGCATTTTATCGTAGCGTATGTTTACCAACTTCAATATTGCTTCAATTTCTTGAAGTTGCCCAAATCTATAAGCCATTATACCGCTTAGTTCTTGAGAATTCTTTTCTACGCTGCCAATAATCTTTGTTTCTACCCAGGCTGTTTCTAGTTGACGTTGGAACCAATCTATAGCATCAGGTAATTTACTCAAATCTGTAGCTACTTGACTGTACCACATTGTGTCTTTACTTTCCTAGCCTGTTATAAAACTCCCAAAGTTTCCAGTCTATTTTATTAAGCTGTGTAACCATAGCAAGTGACAATTTCAACTGAGCTTTGGCGATTGCCATTGCATCGTTGCTGTCCAATGCTGCTGCTACTTCGCGTTCTAATACCACATGTGAACTATCAAGTTCTGTAGTAGCCACAGTATTAGCAGTTACCGCTGCATTGGAATTTGGATTTATTCTAACAATTTTAGATATTTTGGTTGTCATATTAACTGTTACTCATCTATATCGTCATCGTAGTCTATTACGAATTCGTCTAGCGATTCGCCGGTATATTGTGCATCCATTGCAATGTCAAGGTGGTCATCTTCACCTCGCAGAACTTCAAATTCTTCTCTATCCATACCGTTATCTGCAAAAATATGTACTAGCTTTCGCGCCATATCTTCTCGCTTGTTGTTAGGAAGCAGTTCTGACACTGCTTCCCATACTTCCAACAACAAATTAGCCCCAATACTCATTCATCATCTCCATTTATATTATCAACTGTATCGTCTGACTCTGCTACACTGTCCATAACAATTTTAGACTCGTCCCACTCTGACATAATCAAGTCTAGCAGGTCATCGCTGATCCCAGAACGGAAGTACTTATGTTCCTTGCCAGTCTTGTCCATGTACTTTAATTTGTTCCCGTCTTTGGCAAGTACGCCTTTTTTCTCAAAAAGGTCGATAAGACCACTGTATTCATCCATACCAGTATCCCACGGAATCTTTAGTTCTACAGATTCAAATGGCTTGTTGTAACGAGTTTTCATAATCTTACATGCAGCACGGATACCGCGAACGTCTGTTACCTTCTTGCCGTCTTCATCTTCTTTGAGTTTAAGCTTACGCATTGCAACCACAATACTGCTTGCATAGATAAAGCCTTGTCCACCGCTGATCTTATCATCAGGATCAAACATATCCTGACTTGCATAGCTATGGTTAGTAACGACCAAACCAACATCATATTCTCCAAACATGTTTACGCAGTTGCGCACAAGTGCAGCAAGTGCTTTGGGTTTACGACCCATGTCGCCTTTCATGTCACCTGCTTCAAACTGATTAACATCAGTGGGTGTAAGCAACATGCCCAAGCTGTCCAATACAAACAGCACTTTAGGTCGATCTTCTGGATCTGATTTTTCGTATTTGCTCTTGTAATCTTTCATAAAGTCGCTGATAAGTCTAGCAACATCATCAATCATAGCAAGATTGCATTTAAGCAACTTGTCTTCGCTGGTATCAACACCTAGAGGTTTCAACCAGTTTTCGTCTAGTGCGTTTTCGGTATCAATAACAATAGGGAAGATACCTTGCTTCTGTGCATTGCGCACAATGTTACCACTGCAAATATAACTTTTGCCAGAACCACTTTGTCCTGCAAACATTGTTACTTTACCAAGCGGTATACCATTTTTGAAGTTACCGCTGATACAGTAGTTAAGTGCATAGTTACCACTGTGGATCCAAGTACTGGGATCGTGGAAGCCCATGCTTAGTGTAGGGATAGATTTTGTAATGTCTTTACGAAATTTGCTTATGTCAAACGGCTTCATTCACTGCTCCAGTGTTGTTTAAAAATTAGCAGAGGAGCGTTAACTCCTCTGCTGTTATCATTTAGATATTAGCTTTGGCCAAGCTTGCGACGACGGATAGCTTCAAGAATATCTTCTGGCGAGGACATCTTAGGCTTATCACTTGCAGGTGCAGCAGTAGGAGTTGGATCTTTCCAACCACTATCTTGTACAGCAGCAGTCTTTGAAGCAGCAGCACGTTCGAGAATGCTGTTTGCAGTCACAGGCTTAGTAACTGGTGCAGATGGTGCAGCTTCACTGGCCTCAACACCTTCCATACGCATGCCGCTAGGACGATAGAATTGACCCCAACGTTCTGCATCATACAGTTCTTCGTTTACGCTAGCATGGAACATTTCAACAATTGCGTTAAGATGTTCGTCGTCTGGCTTCTTGGGCAAGAACTGATTCAAGCTGTACAACCCAAACTTTTCAACTGCACCCAGTTCATCTTCATGCAGCGCACGTTCTTTCATTGACCAGCTAGAGCTAGCATAGTTGGCATAGCCACCTTTGGTAGTCTTGGACAGATAGAAGTCGCGTCCGTTTGCGTAGTCAGTTGGGCTGTTCTCAAGATCCTGACGCATAAGAATGCCTTTAACAACATCAAACACGCTGGGATTGATAATGAATCGACGAATAGGATTCTCAGGAGTGTTGTCATCTTTGTTGGGATTCTGAGGAACGAAGCCTTGGAACAGATAGCTTTTCTTACGCCAGTATTTGCGTGCCATATCTTCCAATGACGGATCTTTCCACCACGGACGAGTCTCTGCTGCGATCGGGCAGCTATTGGGCTTCCACATGTCCATGCAAGGTACTTGCACTTCAACTGGTTTTGCATCAGTGCTGCCTTTAACACCAGGGAATGGGATTTTGATAATCAAACGCTCTTCCCAAAAGAAGTCGTTCGAGTCGTTGCCATCTGGGAGAAAACGTAGTGTTGCGGTGCTACCTTCTGGGTTATTCCAGAACGGATAAATGCTGTTGTCGCCTGTAAAGCTACCGCCTTTACCGCGTTGATCTTTGCGAGCCTGTTGCTCTAACAGCTTAGCTTGGATTTCTTTAAGATTCAATGCCATGATAATGTGCCTCCTATATGTGCTTTCATGTGCCTAATATGGTATTAAGACAACATACAATGTATGCTGACAGTATTATTTATGCCACAGCAACCATCAAAAGTCAAATTTACTATTGATAATTACTGTATCGCATGCTAGTGTGATTGGTTATCTAACTGCGACTAAGCAGTATGCCGCAGTTAGATATGTATAGCAAGAGTAGATGTTAAAAATCGTGCGATGTTAATCCGGCCAATTCACCAAGACGAATAATGTCTATATCGCCATCATCATCGTCGTCTGTGAATTCGTCGTCTAATACATCCAATTCAATTGGTGCATCCAAGGAGTTGTGCGGCGACTGTACAATATATTTTGCAGCAGTGTTCATTGCACCAACTGCATCTGTGTCATCGTGCGAGCAACCACAGTGTTCTATCAGATCATTTGCAAGATCTAGGTATGCTTGTTGATCTACTTCAGAAAGTTGATTGAGATCTGTTATACCGATACCGTAACCTCGGTTACCACTTAGTCGCTTACTGTCCTTGCTTAACTTGCGAATCGCATCTTTTACTATAAAACTGCGATCATCCCCGGCATGTTTGAGCATTTTATTGGCGTGTTTGAGTTGTATATAGTCTTCACTCATTCGCAGAATTGCGCCGCCAATATCATCATTTAACCTGCCATTATTGGCTAGGTGTCGTGCCATTGCTCTTGCACCTGCAATGTGCGGATGTGGATATGCAAAACGTTCGCCTAATTTGGTTTCGATGAATATGTTGCGTATACGACGCCAGCGACTTCCTTGCTTGGATTCATCTACTGGATCTGTATGACGAATAATAAGTTTACTGTTGCCTATCTGTTGATAGCTGCTTTTTGTACTACCATATGGCTTACTGATATCTTTGCTTTCATTGACTTGTTTTGAATCTGTCAATGGCCCACCTGTTACCCATGCATCACAAGTACGACGACTGGCACATTTGAATTTCAAGAAACGGCAGTAGCCCAGATCACCCGCATCAATGGTAGGATCATCTGCTCCGAGATCTGAACCTATGCCCTGGGCAATACAGTCCAGTGTTTCTGTACGTTGATCAAATGCTGCACAATTGCCACATAAACTAGATTTAGCTTCTTTTGTGCTGTCTAAATTCCACTCGTCTACTTTTTTCATCCAAAACTTGTTGTTGGGTAAATCTGGATTTAATGGGCCATAACCATATTCATCTATGGCCTTTTGTCTATTTTTGAGATTGAGTGTGATATTCTGTGTGGCAGGTGGGCATTTTTTAGAATCTTCATCTATTGATTTTGGTTTTTTGCCAGCTTTTTTCATAGAAATAGCAATTGCTGCTTGCTGTGCAGATGCCTTGCTTTCTTCTATGTTGTTCACCGCATCTTCACGAGGATCAATATCGTGATCAAACTTGTACCAATTGATACTAAGTCCTTCTGCATCACCGACGTTGTTTTCCATACTCTTTTTAAGATTAATGATTGTATTAAAATCACCGTCATTTTGCAATGTTGGAGTTTTAATATCCATATGACTACTGCTGTCTTCGTTGTGCAAACTCAGCAGTATGTTGAAGTTTTTAAGTGATGGATCCTGGCTAGGCACAGCGGCGAAGAATCTGGTAGCCTCGTGTGGATCCATGGTTTTGTTTCCAGCTTTATCAAACATCTGCAAGCGATAGCCTCGCCCACGCAGAATGCCAAAAACTTTGTCGCCTATGATGTCCCAGTTGTAATTCATTGTGAAATATTTATCATCAGAAGCCCATACTGAACGGCATAGGCTCAGACCCTTCGTCGTCAAAGTCATCTTTCATAAGATTACTCATACTTTCATCCCACGATGTTACCAATTGCATCATTCTAATACACAGCAATGCAGCCATTACACAGTCGTCATTCTCGCCGCTCTTACCTGCAAAGCTATTGCCTTTGGCAACAAAGAACTTGGTCTGTCTTACCAATGGCTTACTCAAAAACGTCAACTTACCGCCTTCGATTAAACCTTTCATTTTCATACAGGCCAGTGCTTTGCTGCGAGTATTTGTATTAAGTCCGCGACGTAAACGGCTAACACCTCTAACTTTGGGTTCATGTAACCACATGCCTGCAAAATGTTCTTCGCCTATGTCATCTATTGTAACAATGGCAGCTTCGCCCCAACTGTTGTTTTCCAATGTAAAATACAGTTCAGGCTCTGTGCGTTGTTCCCTGTGTTTTTTCATTTCATCATATATGTAACGCAGTATTCCCTGCATGGTTTTTACCTGCTGTGGTATACTAGTGCGGTTATGACTCCATTCGGCCACTTGTCGCATATCTGGTAAACTGAATACTTCTATAGCAGAGTAATCCTGCCCTACACCTGCACTGGGATCAAGTGCTACCAAATATGTTTTGTTAGGTTGAATGACATCGTACCATCTAACGTTACCCATTTTGTATATGGGTTCTACACCCTGCATTTTCAGCAGTGTTACAGCATTGATAAGTGTTTCATCCGCAGTTAAGAATTCGCAACCATATTCACGACGGAATCTGTCTGCACCTATTTTAGCAGATTCCTTCACTGCCCATGCTTCATCGCGACCCGGAACTTCGGTATAGCTTGCTGTGAATCCATAGAATCCATTAATACCAACACCGCCTGGTATAGTGTCGCCATGTTCGTCAACGGTTTTGTTGGCACCATACCATATTTCAGCAAACTTATCTTCGTCGCTGTTTGGTGTGCTGGTAATA